GGTCTAAATGACTTCTTAAGTGCAAGTTCATTAAGAAGTGACTTAAAGTGCCCTGCATGAGCTGACGCAGTGGGGTATTCTTTAATTATAAGAGTTCCCTGTGTTTTCTTTGATAAATTTGTAACCTTGTTCTCAAACATTTGCTTAGGTAATTCTGCAATATCCTGAATGTTAACATTCAAAAGATTTGCATCAATTCGTTCAGCAATTCGTTCCTCCGCCATTTCAAGAGTGATGTAGAGAACGTTCCTACCTTGCAGTAAGACGGAACTAGCCACATGACACATGAATAGCGATTTCCCAACACCCGTCCCAGCGAGAGCGATATTGAGAGTCTTATTAGGGAGACCACCTTTCGTAATTTTATTGAAGTATTCAAGGTCAAATTCAATTTTCTCTTCCTTTCTATGGTAAGATTCATATCGTGATTCATAATCTAACAGGTAATCGTGTCCGATGTGAGTATCAAAAGATACTGCAAGAGCATCTGATAAAATACTAGGAATGCTATCGCGGTTTTTCTTTTCGTCTTTACCATCTGCAATATGAATGGATTCCATCAAAGCAAGATAGATAGCACGATCACGACACCACTTTTCAGTGGTATCAACTAACCACTTAAATTCGGATGGTTCATCATCCAAATAACTAATCAGTTGAGTAATTTCTTTGAAAGAAGTGTCATTAATATCTTGACGCTTTTCTACTTCAATACAAAGAACCTCTTTCGTTGCAGGTTCATTATATTCCTGAATGAATTTTAAGATTTCTTCAAATACAACTTTCTGATTTGTATCTGCAAAATATTCCCCTTTAATAAAAGGAATGACTTTGCGAACATAGTCTTCATTATGAAGAAGATTGCGAAGAATTAGAAACTCAACTTTATCCATGGGGCATATCAAATACAAATGTTATTCTTGTCTCATCACCGATATTCACGGTGCCGTGAGGTAGTTTATTATTAAACCATAAAAGTGTTCCAGGTTCTACAATCACACTATCAGTTCCACAAAAATACTGATATCTCCCAAGAACAGAAAGATGATATCGGTCTCTTGTTAGATAGTAGGTTCCTTCATCAATATGAGCTCCTACTATTTCATCAACAGGAAGTGAAAGAAATCCACAACGATGTAGTTCTCTATTTCCAAAATGCTTGCGTATAATCTTTCGGATTTCGCTGTGATGTTCGTATGCTGGGGTTTTGATACTGATCTCAGAATTCCCAACAAAGTCTTCTTTACTTTTGACTCCACCCATTATAAGTTGAAGAGCACTTACTGGCAAGTCAGCGAATCCTCTATCAACTAAAGACTGAGAATCTTTCAGATGTTTCTGATGATCCCAGTCCTGTGGATACTTTTTAAGTTGATCTACAACTTTAGATACATTGATTTCAGTTTTTAGAACCTTTATCACGACCCGTAACTAAACTCTTCTCTTGCAATCGCATCAAGTTTCTGCATTACTTCTTCAGTAAAGTATTCTTCAGGATTAGCAAGAATTTGTTTTGCATAGATCTTCTTACCATCCATCTCATAGCGTCCTGCTACATTCTTCCAGAGTCCACCAATCTCACCAAGTTCCAAAAGACCGTAGTAACGATCAAGACCGCGCTCATCATAATACAAACGGACTTCAACATTCTTATTCTCCTTACTTAAACGCGACTTAGCAGTCTTAGCCTTGATAATATTTCCGACCACTTCTGTTCCATCTTTTTCTTTCTTTTTGCTAAGATAGATGATCGTACTTGCTGCGTACTTGAGTCCAGAACCTCCGCCCATTTCTTTCGTTGGTACATAAGCTCCGATGACATCGTATGTATGATTCGTGACAATGAGCGGGACATTTGCTTGACCTAGTTTAAGGGTTAACATTCTAAATGCACCTTTAATGAGTTGGGATTTAGTCATATCCCTAACTTCTTTTTCATTAAGCGCATCATTAATTTCTTTACTTGTAGAAAGCATACCCAAAGAATCCAAAACAAACATACAAGGTTTGCGATCTTCTACTGGCGCTTTCAAGTATATATCTACGGCTTTGAGTGCCTTTGTACGAAACTCTTCAATAGTAACAACGTTAACAACAACCAGACGAGTAGTATCAATTCCACGAGATTCAATTAATGATTTGGTAATAGCGGCTTCAGTATCAAAGTAGAGACAATAACCATCGGGGTTAGAATCAAGAAAATTCTTAACCACAGCGAGAGAGAAGAAAGTTTTTCCAGTAGAAGACTCTCCAGCAATAGCAGTAATCTTATTCCCAGATACACCACCAAATACACTACCTGAAACCAGTGCATTAAAAATGTATGAACCCGTATCAACATAAGTTTCAGTTTCGTCAATATCAGATGCTAACTTAGTAAAGTCATCACCGATCTCTTTTACAATATCTTTAAGAAAGTCCATAAATCACTCGAAAATATAATGTGGATTTTTAGATTTAAAAGTATCTACCTGCTCTTCAGTTTTAAAGAACTTAAAGAGAGTTGTGTTTGGATATTCTTTAAGTTGGTATTTAACTTTAATCATCACGCTACCATCCCGTATTCTTCACGAAGTATCTTTTTATAAGGCAAACCTTGTTCTCTAAGTTCTTTTACTAGTTTAAGTTTTTGATAAAGTGCAACATCTCCACCAAGATGCATAGCACTTACAATAGTATTCAATTCTTCATCGTTAATAGGTAAGTCCATCAAGCAAAAAATGATTCAAGGTTTACAGTTTTTTCTACATTCCACCCAATAGCATCAAGGATAATCTTGAGTGGTTCTAGAAATGCTTTCTCAAATTGTAAGTCATAATCTATGTATTTGTCAAGGTCAAGTTCCTTTGGAAACTCTTGAATAAAAGAAATAATATTCTCATGAATACTATTTGGTTTTTTCAAATAGATAAACTTAATTTTTTCTCCATTCTGAATAAGAGAGTATTTGTTTGTCAATTTGTTTTGTTTAATATAATGATTAAACAGAAGTGCTCCACGAACATGAATTGGAGTTCCTTTCATGTAAATGTCGGACGAAGATGAATATTTCTGAACATCAGATGCTGAACGAGGAAATGAAATTTGCTCTGGGGGAAGAGACTTGAATTCTTTTCGTGCATTTTCAATGAAGTCAATCACTTCATCTTCAGTTCCACTCATCATTAGCTTGAGAGCATCCTTAATCATCTTACGACAAGGTGCTGGAGTAGAAGATTTAACTGCTTCAATACCCATCATCTTCAGTTTAGGTTCTTCATAACGAACTCCTTCGCTGTCCCACACATTAAGAATATAACGCTTCTTCGCAGTCCAGATACCACGGTCAGCGATGTTCTCTCGCTTCATTTGCATCTTTTGATCGTATGCATTTACGTAGGTCGCCAATTCTTGGTAAGAACCTTCAATATACTTTTCAAGTTCCATCGAAGCGACCTTATCAAGGAACGAGACAATGCTTTCAGTAGTTTTCTCTCTTCCCTTGAATACAGTTTCAACCACAGGACCCATATTAAGATAAATGGAGTCAGTATCAGAAGCAATGACATAATCAACACTCTCAGTTTTAAGAAGTTTATTAATATAGGAGTTCATCTTGGTTTCAATCCAACGAATTGAAACCTGACCGCTCAAAGTAATTGCTTCAGCATTTTCAAGTTTGTAATAACGAAAATACTGATTACCAATCGCACCATAAGCTGAGTTCAAAGAAATCTTCTTTGCCATCTGAATATTATTGCAACGGGCAATTTCTTTTACAAGTTCTTTGTTCTTGGTTTTTTCATACTCTTTTTTCGCTTCGATCATCTTCTTTTTAAAGATGACACGATCCTGATACATCTTCTCCATTAATTCAGGAAGAAATCCACGAATGTCCTTGCGGAACATTGCTCCATTAGCACATACCGCATAGTTTTTATACATCTCAAAACTAATCTGTTGATTCAAAATTTTGTCAACGGTGACAGTTGGATGTCTTTCATCAATCAGAGTTTCTGGAGAAATATTGTACTGCATAATCAGGTGAGGATATAGTGAGTTAAGGTCAAAGTTCACAACCCAATCATACTTTCCAGGAATCGGTTCCTTTACATAAGCACCAGCATACTTTTCGTTTTTTGAAGATTTGTTCTTTGGGGGAATTACTATGCTCCTTTTCTTAAGATAGTTATAGATAATGTTATCCCACATACGCACCTGATAGAACACATCAGCATAGTTTACTTTGGCGTCATATGCCATAGTAAGTGCAAGTTCAATCAACTTCATCTTGTCTTCCAGACGGTCAACAAGTTCTACGTCAACAATGTTGTACTCAATAAACTTTTGCCAGCCTTGAGTATAGAAATCTTTGAAGGTATCAAACTCGGAGTGATCTAGTTTTTTCTGACCTAGTTCCACCTCAGCAATATAATCAAGTCGATATGATTCCTGCGCTTTATATGTAAACTTTTTATAAAGATCCAGATAATCAAGTTGGGTTAACCCACCCACATCAAAAGATGTATGTTTGCGACCATTAATATAGATCTCACCTTCAGTAACAAGTCCCCAATTAGAAAACCGTTTCATTAGTTTCTCACCAAGAACACGATTCAATCGTTTACAGATGTATGGAATATCATACAACTGAATGTTCCATCCAGTCACAACGTCAGGGACATCTACCATCCAATAATTGATGAAATGATTGAGAAGTTCATACTCACTCGGACAGTGATGGTAAGTGACGTTACTTTGTTTATTATTAAATTGTTTTACACCCCATGTAATAATTTTTTTAGTTGTATAGTCTTGAATTGTGATTGCAAGAATTTCTTCGGAACAGGACTCCACATCTGGGAATCCTTCTTCCGAAGCAACCTCAATATCCAGAGTTACTAGTTTGATTTTACTAATATCAAACTTGATTTCATCCTCTGGGTATTTTTCTGAGATATACTGGTAGATATAACGGTCATTTCCGTAAATCTCAAACCCATCAACCTCATCATACTTTTTATAGAACTCACGACAATCCCTTACAGTTCCAGGATTGATTGGTTCTACTGCTTCTCCACTTAATGTTCTATACTTAGAATCTTTTTTAGTTTTCACAAAAAGAGTTGGGAAAAACTCATCTCTTATCTCAAATCTTTTACCATTCTCTACGCCACGAACCAAAAATTGATTTCCAATCAATTGAACATTAGTGTAAAAACGCATCACTTAATAAAACCAAGATAACTTTCAAGAATAGCAGGAGAGGGTTCAGAAAGAGTTAAAATCTTATCAGAACTAATTTTAAATGTAGTCTCTTCAGTAAAAGAGTTCATCCAAGGTGATAAAAACAATCTATCTTTATCAACAATACTGACTTCATAAGGTCTAGTCAGTTTGCAATCAGGTTCCCCAAGATCAGCAACAACTTCTTCAATCTGAGAGATTAGAATTTGACTGTTCGTTAGATGAAGTAGTTTTATTAATTGTGTCATTATTGACAATATCCTCGATATACATATTTTTGAGTTTTTCGACTGGTTCAACCATAGTAACTACCCAGTCAGCAGTTACAGGAATAACCTCATCTTTGGAAAGAGGCATCCAAGGAAATAGAGATACTTCATAATTTGATCTCTTAATATTACCTTGATTTTCTTCAGTTAGAAGATTTTGGACTGGAGATCTCATTTTAACAATACAAGGTTTGTTAAGAAAGTATCCAATAACTACACGATTTTCTTCTTCACCGACAGACATTTCAGTTAAATCAGAAATGATGTCT